TCAGCGGGGCTGGCTGCTTTCTTCATATTCGCTGGTGATCTTGTCGACATATTCGCTGATCTGGTCGTCCGCGTCCGAATTGGCGGCGGCGTCCGACATTTTGTCGGCCTTGTCGGAGGCGACGATCGCCGAGCGGAAGGCGGCTTCCTTGTCGGCGCAGGCCTTTTTGGCTGCCGACTGGAAATCGCCGACGGCCAGCTTCTTGTCGAGGGCGGGCTGGACCTGGGCGCTCAGGCATTTGGAAAAATCCTTGCGCCCGGTGCCGACCGCGTCGGCGGACGGCGCGGTGGCCAGCATCATCATGAGCGAAGCAGCAACAATCATACAGACCTCTCCATAAGCGGCGCAGGACGGTTGCGACCTGATGGTCGGGCCGGCGCCGAGTCCCCTAATTTTTCGCGATTTTCCGGGTGGGAACAGGGTGTTCCGCGTGTCGGGATCGCTTGTCGGGAGAATGCGCCATGGGCGTCGAAAAGGGAAGTGCGTTTCTGTTGAAAGTGGGCGATGGCAACATGCCTGCAACATATGCGACGGTGGCCGGCATGCGGACAACGCAACTGTCCGTCAATGGCGAGGCGGTGAACATCACCAGCAAGGATTCGGGCGGCTGGCGCGAATTGCTGTCGGGCGCAGGGGTGCGGTCGGTCAGCGTATCGGCGGCGGGGTTGTTCACGGGCTCTGCGGCCGAGGTGCGGGTGCGCGGCCATGCGCTGGCCGGGACGATCGAGCAATATGAGCTGAGTTTCGAAAGCGGCGAGCGGATGCGCGGGCGCTTTCTGGTCACGCGGCTCGACTATGCCGGCGATTATAATGGCGAGCGCAATTATGCGCTGAGCCTGGAAAGCTCAGGTCCGGTGGTGAGCGAATGAGCGCCGGGGCAGCGAATCCCGAACGCGGGGAAGCGGCGCTGGATCTGGGCGGGGAGCGGCTGGCGCTGCGGCCGAGTTTCGGGGCGCTGGTGGCGGCGGAACAGGAATTGGGGCCGCTGTTCGATCTGGTCGAGCGGGCGGCGGACGGGAAATTGTCGCTGGCCGATCTGGTTGCGCTGTTCTGGCATTGTCTGGTGGATCGCGACGCGCTGAGCCGCGAGGCGCTGGGCGAGGCGATCGTCGCGGTGGGGCTGGCGAAGGTGACGCCGGTGCTGAAAGCCATTTTGCAACAGATATTGGCGGGAAAATGACGCGCTTTGCCGATGCGGCGGGGCGGCTGGCGGGGGTGGCCGGGTGGCTGCTGGGCTGGCGGCCCGATGAGTTCTGGGGCGCGACCCCGGCGGAACTGGCGGCGGTGTTGCGCGCGGCGCGGGGGGAGGAAGCGGTGGAGGCCGGGGTGGATGGGGCGGAGTTGGGGCGGTTGATGGGGGTAATGCCGGATTGAGGGCATGACGGTGAATGTGTGGGGCACGCCCCCACCCCAACCCCTCCCCATATGGGGAGGGGCTTTTCAGGTTGAGAGGCAGTCATATGGACGAGGACATCGAGACTTTGGTGGTGCGGGTGCGGGCCGATACGCAGGGGCTGAGCCGGGATGTCGAGGCGATGCGCGCGGGGCTGGAGGGGCCGCTGGGTGAGGGGGCGGACCGGGCCGGGCGGCGGATCGAGCAGGGGCTGATGCGGGCGGTGCGGACCGGCAAGTTCGGGTTCGAGGATCTGCGGCGGATGGCCGTCAGCGTGCTGGACGAGATTGCGGCCAGTGCCTTGCGGTCGGCGGTGGGTGGCGGCGGCAGTGGTGCCGGTGGGCTGGTGAGCCTGGGGGCGTCGTTGCTGACGTCGGCGCTGGGTCTGCCGGGGCGGGCCACCGGTGGGCCGGTGGCGCCGGGGCGGGCCTATATGGTCGGCGAGCGGGGACCGGAAATGTTCGTGCCGACGTCGAGCGGGCAGGTCGTCGCGCAGGGCGGCGGCGGGCGGGACGTGCGGGTGAGCATCGCGGTCAATGGCCGGGGTGGCGAGAGCGAGCCGCGCTTGCTGGCGCGCAGTGCGCGGCAGGTGGCGCGGGCGGTGAAGGGGGCGCTGGGCTGATGAGCGGGACAGGATATTGGCTGGCGGACAAGCGGCGGGGGCAGGAGGCGCGCTGGATCAAGCGCTTTGCCGCGACGCACTGGACCGTCAATTTTCCGCGACCGATGATGGCGAGCGTCGTGACGACCGCGCCGGACGCGGTGCGGGTGGATGCGGTCTTTTACGGGTCGGGCGATCTGGCGGGGCTGATCTGGGACGCGGTGGATGGGTGGAGTCATCCTCTGCTCGCTTATGAAACGCGGCGGGACTTTCGGGATTGCACCCTGTCTTTTCGTTGGCGCAGCGGGGGCGTGCGCAGGCTGGACGAGACGCATGGGCCGACGCTGACGATCGAGGGGCGGGATGCGGACGGTGCCCCGCGCGCCTGGTATGTGCGCTTGTGGAACTATGCGAGCGGTGGGCCGGAAGATGCTGTCATCAGGCTGGATTTTGCGGCGCTGACGGGTGGTTTCGACCTGCCCGAGGATGACGACCCGGTGTGGGCGGGGGATGTGGACCGGATGTTCATATCGCTGGTGCCGCCCGGCTATGATGAGGGGGATACGCCCTTTGCCGCTGCGGTCGAGGGGTGGGCGGAGCTGAGCGAGATTGCGTGCGAGGGCGCGGGGTCGGTGCTGGCGATCGGCGACGTGATGCTGCCCGAACATGGGCTGTCCATGGCGACCGGTTATGATGATTGTTTCAACCAGACGCCCGAACGGGTGGTCGGGGCGATCCATGCGCTGGGGTATCGCGGGGCGATCAACCATTATGTGGGGATGAGCCATTATTTCCGGCTCGAACGGCTGGGAGACGGGCTTTACGTCAGCCTGAGCGGCGGGGTGCTGAATGCGGCCTGCGCGGCGTGGCATCGGGACTTTGCGGTGCGGGCCAAGGCGCTGGGCTTCGATGTCATCTGGTCGCTGTCCTATGAATTGTTCGATGCGCATTGCTGGAACGACTGGAAGCAGCGCGCGGAGGATGGCGCGCCGGCGCTGACCGGATGGGTGCCGCCGTCCACTTTGCTGTCGCCGGCGCATGCTGGCGCGATGGCCTATTTGCAGCAGGTGGCGGACGCCTTTGTTTCCATGGGGTTGGAGGCGGGGTTGCCGATCCTGTTTCAGGTCGGTGAACCCTGGTGGTGGGTGATGCCGGGGGATGGACGGATATGCCTCTATGACGATGCGGCGCGGGCGGCGTTGGGTGGGGCCGTGGTGTCGATCCCCAGTGTCTGGGGCGATCTGGATGCCGGGCAATGCGCGCTGCTGGATGCGGCGGGGGCTTTGCTGACGGCGTCGACGGCAGCGCTCTGTGCATCCGTGAAGGCGGTGGCGCCGGGGGCGGTGACGCATTTGCTGGCCTATCTGCCGACCATATTGGACCCGCGCGCGCCGGAGGCCAAGCGGGCGAACATGCCGGTGGGCTGGGCAGCGCCGGCCTTCGATATACTGCAATTGGAAGATTATGACTGGGTGACGGAGGGGCGGCCCGGCCTGACGGCGAAGGGCGTGGCAGCGGCGACGGCACGGCTGGGCTATCCGATTGCGGAGCAGCATTATCTGGCGGGGTTCGTGCTGCTGCCGGAGCAGGCCGCGCAATGGGGGCTGATCGCCAAGGCGGCGCAGGCGGCGATGGCGCGGGGGACGGCGCAGACCTTCATCTGGGCGCTGCCGCAAGTGTGCCGTGATGGCTTTACCTGCTTCAGACAGGATGGGGAGGATGATGTGGAAGCCTTTGACGATATAGTCTTTCCGATCGCGATGGGCAGCCAGGCGAGCGTGTCGCCGGCCTTTTCGACGCAGATCGTCGAAAGCCCTTCGGGGCATGAGCGGCGCAGCGCCGATTGGGCGGATGCGCGATTGTCCTTCGATGCGGGACCAGGGGTGCGGTCGGAGACGGACATTGCTGCGCTGATCGCTTTCTTTCGGGCGCGTCGGGGGGCGGCGCGCGGGTTTCGCTTCACCGATCCCTATGACGATCGCAGCGGCGCGCCGGGCGTGGCGCCGGGGCCGATCGACCAGCGGCTGGGCGTGGGCGATGGGGTGACGACCGCCTTTCAGCTGATGCGCCATTATGGCGCGGGCGATGAGGCGCAGGGGCGGATCATCACCCGGCCGGTGCCGGGCAGCATCCGCGTGGCGGCCGATGGCGTGGAACGGATCGAGGGATGGAGCCATGCGGGGTTGGGCGTGATCGCGTTCGACACGGCGCCGGGCGCGGGCGTGGTGCTGACCGCGGGATACCGGTTCGATGTACCGGTGCGCTTTGCCGAGGATCGGCTGGACATCAACCGCGCGACCTTTGCCGCGGGTGAGGCGCCTTCGGTGATGCTGGTGGAGATACGCGAATGAGCGGCATTATAATGAGTGATGGGGAGCGGCTGAGCGAGCCGGTCAATACGCTGGCGTTCTGCTGGCGGATCGAGCGGCGGGATGGGGTGACGATCGGTTTGACGAGCCATGATCGGGATATGGCGATCGGCGGGCTGAGCTATCGCGCGGCGCCGGGGATGACGCCGTCGGCGGTGCGGAGCGGCATCGGGCTGGAGGGCGAGGATAGCGATGTGGCGGGCGCGCTGTCGAGCGATGCCATCAGCGAGGCGGACCTGATGGCCGGGCGATGGGACGGCGCGGCGCTGGAGGTGCGGCTGACGCAGTGGGAAGCGCCGGGCGCGCTGTGGCTGTTGCTGGCGCGGGGCGAGATGGGCGCGGTGGCGCGCAAGGGCGGGGCATTTACGGCGGAGCTGCTGGGCGCGGCGGCGGTGCTGGGCGGGCCGGTGGCGCCGTCCACCTCGCCCGATTGCCGGGCGCGGCTGGGCGATACGGCCTGCCGGGTCGATATGGCGGGGCGGCGGCGGATCGTGGTGGTCGGGAGTGTCGAGGAGGCGGATGTCGCCGTGAGCGGGTTGACGGCGGGGGCTTATGCGTTCGGGACTTTGCGATGGCTGGGCGGGGCCAATGCCGGGCTGGTGCAGGGGGTGGTGGATAATGGCGTGAACGGCGTGACGTTGAGCGATCCGCCGGCCTTTGCGGTGGCGGCGGGGACGTTGGCACTGCTGAGCGAGGGATGCGACCGGCAATTGGCGACCTGCGCGGGGCGCTTTGGCAATGCGGTGAATTTTCGCGGCGAGCCCTATCTGCCGGGGATGGATTTGCTGACCCGCTATCCGGGCGCATGAATAGCGTGGTCGAGCGGGCGCGGGCGATGATCGGCGTGCCGTTCCGGCTGCATGGGCGGAGCGAGGCGGGGCTGGATTGCGTGGGGCTGGCGGCGGTGGCGCTGGGGCGGGAGGCGCCCTGCGCCTATGGGCTGCGCAGCGGGGATGTGCCGCGGGCCGAGGGCTGGCTGCGCGCGGCGGGGTTGCGGTTGGTGGACGTCGCGCGGCCGGGCGATCTGGCGCTGGTGCGGCCGGGGCCTTTGCAACTGCATCTGATGATCGGGACCGAGGCGGGCTTTGTCCACGCCCATGCGGGGCTGGGGCGGGTGGTGGAGATGCCGGGGGTGTCGCCGTGGCCGGTAATCGGATGGTGGAGAGCGGAATAGATCAAAGGTCCGTTCGTTTCGAGCCCTTCGACTGCCTGCCAAGGCAGGCGCTCAGGGTAAACTAAGTCGAGAAACATGAAGCGCAGCGCTTGCCGCTTCTCGACACGCTCGAAGCGAACGGAGGTTTTGGGGACGTTTCGGGGAGGGACATATGGCGACGGTGGTGCTGACGGCGGTGGGGACGGCGCTGGGCGTGCCGGTCGGGGCGGCGATCGGGGGATTGATCGGCAACGTCATCGACCATCAGATCCTGTTCAAGCCCAAGGGACGAGAAGGCGCACGGCTGGCCGACTTGCAGGTGCAGACGTCCAGTTACGGCACGCAGGTGCCCAAGCTGTTCGGGACGATGCGGGTGGCGGGCACGGTGATCTGGGCCACGGACCTGAAGGAAGTGCAGAGCCGGAGCGGCGGTGGCAAGGGGCGGGGGAGCGTGACCAGTTATAGTTACTCCGCCAGTTTTGCGGTGGCGCTGTCGGCGCGGACGATCGGCCAAATCAGGCGCATCTGGGCGGACGGCAATCTGCTGCGCGGGGCGGCGGGGGATTTCAAGACGGAGTTGTCCGCCTTTCGCGTGCATGGCGGTGGAGAGGATCAGGCGGTCGATCCGCTGATCGCGGCGGCGCAAGGCATTGGGGTGACCCCGGCGCACCGGGGGATCGCCTATGTCGTGTTCGAGGATCTGGCGCTGGCCGATTATGGCAATCGGATTCCGTCGCTGACCTTTGAAGTGGCGGCCGATCACGGGCCGGTGGCGATCGGTGCGGTGGCCGGGGCGTTGAGCGACGGGCGGCTGGGTGGTGAGGGGCTGGCGCAAGTGGCTGGCTTTGCCGCGAGCGGGGGCGATGTGCGGGCGGCGATCGCGCCGCTGGTCGAGGCCTATGGGCTGGCGCTGCGGTCGGATGGCGCGGGATTGCGGCTGGCGGCAGTTGGTGACGGGGCGGAGGGCGCGATCGACGCGGATGGGCTGGCGCGGCGGGTGAACGGACGGGATGTCGATCCGGCCGAGCGATCGGGCGCGGCGGCCGATGCCGTGCCGGTGGCGCTGAGCCTGCGACATCATGATGCGGCGCGCGACTATCAGGCCGGGGTGCAGCGGGTGACGCGACCGGGAGTTGGGCGGCAGGAAGTGGGCATGGACCTGCCCGTGGTGATGGCGGCGGACGATGCGCGCGCGCTGGCTGCGGCGCGGCTGGCGGATGGATGGACCGGGCGGGCGACGATGACGCTGCGTTGCGACTGGCGGGCCCTGGCGCTGGCGCCCGGTGCGGTGGTGGAGGTGGCGCAGGTGCCGGGGCTGTGGCGGATCGAGGAACGGGAATGGGAGGCGATGGCGGTGCGGCTGGCGCTGCGGCGGGTGCCGGGGGCTGGTGGAACTTTGCCGGTGGGGGCTTCGTCGGGCGCGATCGTGCGGCAGGTGGATGCGCCCCATGGGGTGACGCGCCTGATGCTGGCGGACCTGCCGCCGATCCGCGACGGGGTGGCGAGTGCGCCTTTGCTGGTCGCGGCGGCAAGCGGCGGCGCAGGCTGGCGCAGTGCGGCGCTGTTCGTGATGAGCGAAAGCGGCGAAGCGATGCCGATCGGGTGCAGCGCGTTGCGGGCGGTGATGGGGGTGGCGGACGATATATTGCCGCAAGGGAGCGCGACGCTGGTGGATCGGCGTCATTCGTTGCGCGTCACGTTGCTGGCCGACGATATGATGCTGGGTGGCGCGGACGAGGCGGCGTTGGGGCAGGGGCGCAACCTGTGTCTGGTGGGGGGCGAGTTGATCCAGTTCGAGCATGCCGAGCGGATCGGGGCGGATCGCTATCGGCTGAGCGGGCTGCGCCGGGGGCTGCGCGGAACCGAATGGGCGATGGCGGGGCATCAAGTGGGGGAGCCGTTCCTGCTGATCGAGGAAGAGCGGCTGATCGAGCCGCTGGCGGTGGCAGGTGGCGTGGGAGAGCCGGGCGCGTCGTTGCGCGTAGCGGCGCTGGGCCTGGGCGATGTCGCGCCGGTGGAGGCGGCGATGACCATCGAAGGCGCGGCGCTGATGCCGCCATCGCCGGTGCATCTGACGGTGCGGGGCGAAGGTGGCGGATGGCGCATCGGCTGGATCAGGCGCAGCCGGGCGGGATGGCGATGGAATAGCGGCGGCGACGTCCCGCTGGGCGAGGAGGTGGAGCGCTATGCCATCCGGCTGCTGGACGGTGGGGCCGTGGTGCGCAGCGCCGAAAGCGGGGTGCCGCAATGGACCTATGACGCGGCGATGGTGGCGGCCGATGGCACCGCCGGGCGATCGCTGGTCGTGGAGGTGCGGCAGATGGGGACGCTGGCACCGGGGCGGGTGGCGGCGATCGGCTTTGTCGCCTGAGGCGAGGGCGACTTCGTCGCCTGAACGGAACCAAGAGGAGAATAGGTCATGGACGGAACGGCGCGATGGGCGCTGCCGCTGCTGTTTGCAGGGCAGGCGCAGAAGGAAATCACGCATAATGAGGCATTGGTGCTGATCGATGCGCTATTGCACGCACGGGTGGAAAGCGCCGATCTGGCCAGTCCGCCGGGCACGCCGCTGGTGGGGCAATGCTGGATCGTGGCGGATGGGGCAACAGGCGACTGGGCCGGAAAGATGGGGGCGATCGCGCTGTGGACCGAAGGCGGATGGCGCTTTGTTCCGCCGCGTGCGGGCCTTTGCGTCGCCGTCGCCGACCGCGATCACCGTGTTTTTCACGAGGGGACAGAATGGCGGGCCGGGACGATCCGCCAAGACGGCGTCTACCTGAACGAAGATAAAGTGGTGGGCGCGAGAATGGCGGCAATCGCAGGACCGGTCGGTGGCGGCGTGATTGACGTGGAGGCGCGATCCGTCGTCGCAGACATTCTGGCTGCCTTGCGCGGTCATGGGCTGATCGCCGCCTAA